CGCATCATCACCGCCGACGAACGGCTCTCGGCCGCCGAGAACAAGACCTCGCTCGCCATCTTCGGCCCGCCCGGCGTCGGCAAGACGACGCTCCTGAAATCGCTGCCCGCCGAGGACACCGTCTGTCTCGACCTCGAGGCCGGCATGAAATCGGTGCAGGACTGGCGCGGAGACTCGATCCCGGTGCGCAGCTTCACCGATTTCCGCGACCTTGCCGTGCTGATCGGTGGGCACGATCCGGCGCAGCATCCGAAGTCCTGGTACGGCGCCGAGTATCACGCCTGGCTGCAGCAGCAGTATCTCGGCACCGGCATCGAGGACTTCCTCGCGCGAAAGCGGATCGTCTTCGTCGACTCGATCACCGACCTCACGCGGCAGGCCATGGCCTATGCCCGCCAGCAGCCCGAGGCCTTCTCCGAGCGGACCGGCAAGCCCGATGTCCGCGGCGCCTATGGGCTGCTCGGCCGTGAGGTGATCCAGGCGCTCAAGCACCTGCAGCACGCCCGCGGCAAGACGGTGATCTTCGTCGGCGTGCTCGAGAAGGTCACCGACGAGTTCGGCGCGACGACCTGGCAGCCGCAGATGGAGGGCACGAAGGCCGGGCGCGAGTTGCCGGGCATCGTCGATCAGGTCGTCTCAATGCAGCTCTTCGGCCGCGACGCCAAGGGCGACTGGACCCTCGACGAGACCTCCGCCGAGCGCCGGCTCGTCTGCCGCTCCGGCAACCCCTGGGGCCTTCCGGCCAAGGACCGCTCCGGCCGCCTCGATACGACCGAGCCGCCCGATCTCGGTGCGCTGATCGCCAAGATTGACGGCCGCGCGCCCGCCCAAACCGCCATCCCTTCCTGATCCAGACGCAAAGGACAGACCCATGAGCTACGATCTCAACGACGCCCAGCCGCAGATGGCCCCCATCGGCGAGCTGATCCCCGATGGCACCTTCGCCAAGGTCCGCCTGACCGTGCGCCCCGGCGGCGTCGACGGCGCCACGCCGATGGACGCCAAGCTCCTGAAGGCTTCGCAGTCGAGCGACGCGAAGATGCTGGACTGCGAGTTCACCATCCTCGAGGGCCCGCATGCCCGGCGGAAGTTCTGGCAGAGCTTCACCGTGGCGGGCGGCAAGGTCGACGAGAAGGGCCAGTCGATCGGCTGGAAGATCTCGAAGTCCACCTTTCGGGCGATGGTCGACAGCGCTCTCGGGCTCGATCCCAGGGACGAAAGCCCCGACGCCAAGGCCAAGCGGGTGCTGCCCGGGCTCAAACATCTCGACGGCATCGTGTTCGCCGCCCGGATCATGGTGGAGCCCGCCTCCAACCCCCAGTACCGCGACCAGAACCGGATCGCGAACGTCGTTTTGCCCGACGAGCCGCAGCACGCACCGATCATGCGCGGCGAAGCCGTTCCACCGGAGCCCGTCAACGCCCCGCCGAGGAAAGCCACGAGCGCGCCGGCGCCGGGCTGGCAGGCGCCCACGCCGGCATGGGGCGCGCAACCGCAAGCCCCGGCGGCGGCTCCGGCCTGGGGCGCACAGGCCCCCGCGCCGCAGCCCACGCAGCAGTCGCCCGCGTCCCCGCCGTCCGCGCCGAGCGGAGCGCCGGCGACCGGCATGCCCGCCTGGCTCAATGGGTGAGGCGCGGTCGGCAGCACGGCGGCGGAGGTCAAACCGGCCTTCGCCTCTGCCCGAGGCCCGGCGCGATCCTGCCGGGCCGATGACCCCGGATGAATGGCAGGCGCATGTGACGCGCGAGGCGGCGCTGGAGATCGGACGATGGCTCGAGGCCCGAGGAAGACTGCACGCCCCCATCGCAAGCCTCGGCCTCGGCGACCTCGAAGCCATGGCCAGCAACGCGATCTCGCGCTGGATCGTGCTCCAGTCCGAAAAGCTCCAGAGGGCGGGTTGGCCGCCCGAGGACCCGATCGCGACCTTCTTGCTCGGGTAGCGCTCTGCGCCGTCTGCGCCCGCGAGGCGCGCGGCTTCGGCTACTGCCACGGCCTCCGCTGGGATCGCCACCCCTACCACCGCTTCTGCTCGCGCCGCTGTCAGGACGTGGGCAGCGCCATCGCCCAAAGGAACAACGGCATGATCGACAAGACCGCGCGCGAGCACCAAGCGATCCGCGATGCGCGGACGCCCTTCGCCGAAGCGCTCACCGACCTCGGGCTCATGGAGCCCTTCTTCCATCGCAGCGCCGAGGACATCGACCGCCTGATCGAGGCGGCCGTCACCGGCTACATCGACAGCATGCAGGAGCAGGCCGCGCGCAGGGAGCGCTCCGGCACGGCCCTCGACGACCCGATCCCATTTTAGGAGCGCGGCGATGATCGACCTGAACGACGACACCGCGTCCTGCAGCTGGAAGCACCTGCTCGAGGCGGCCACCGAGAACGCCGTCACCGATTTCGAGATCGAGTTCTGCGAGAGCCTCCGCGAGAAGCTCGCGCGGCTCGGCGAGAGCGCCCGGCTGACGGACGCGCAGTTCCACAAGCTGACCTGCATCGCGCAGGCCGGCGGGTTCTGGGAGCGCGAGCGATGATCGATCTGAACCACGGCTCGGGCTTCCTCTACGGCGCCGCGGCACCCCGCCCGCCCATTGCCGAAGCCGTGTCCGCCGCCATCGACACGGCGTTGTCCGCGCGCCACAGGGCCGAGCGTCCGCGCACCTATGTCAGTTCCTCGGGCCTCGGCCGCGACTGCCTGCGCCAGATCCAGTACGACTTCCTCGCGGTGCCCAAGGACGAGGGCCAGGAGTTCGCGCCGCGCACGCTGCGCATTTTCGAGGCGGGCCACCGGGCCGAGGACATCGTCGCGGGCTGGTTCCGGATCGCCGGGTTCGACCTGCGCACCGAGCGCCCGGACGGTCGTCAGTTCGGCTTCGAGGCCCTCGGTGGGCGCTTCAAGGGCCATATCGACGGCTGCCTCGTCTCGGGCCCCGTCGCGATGGAGTATCCCACGCTCTGGGAGAACAAGGCGCTCGGCGCGGCCAGCTGGAAGGACGTGGTCAAGCGCGGCGTCAGCCTCGCGCGCCCCGTCTATGCCGCCCAGATCGCACTCTATCAGGCCTATATGGACCTGCCGGCCCCGGCGCTCTTCACAGCGCTCAATCGCGACACGATGGAGCTGCACGCGGAACTCGTGCCCTTCGATGCGCATCTCGCGCAGGAGATGTCGGATCGCGCCGTTGCCGTGGTGCGAGCCTCCGAGGCGGGGGAATGGCTGCCGCGCGCCGCGGCTGAGCCTACGGCGGTCCTCTGCCGCGGCGGCATGGCGGCCGGCAAATGGCACGCCCCCTGTGCGTGGGCGAAACGGTGCTGGGGTGAGCGGCGTCCCGGAAACGCTCCGGTGGAGCGTTTCAGCCGCGAACGGGCGGAGCCCAGGCGATGATCCCCGACGCCTATGAGCTCAAGCGGATCGTGCGCGCGCATCGCGAGCGGTTCTGGATGCCCGAACTGCTCGACGGGTTCGAGTTTGCGCCTGTCTGGCGCTTCGCCGATCAGGAGAGGTTCGACTCCGACGAGGTCGATGCGCTGGCACGTCGCCTGGCGGCAGGACCGCAGCGCCTTCCACACCCCGACACGATATTCGAGCTGCGCGACCGTGGGCCACAGATCCGCAGCCAGATCGTGTACGCGAGGCAGCGCCCTGATGGCATAGAGGCTCTCTGGCTTTCCCTTTGGCGCTCCCCGCGGCGATGGACGGACGTCCATGCCCACGTGTGGATCGCGGACGGCGGTGTCGCCGAGTTCGCCGCCAATCCGGCGCTTGAAGACGTGGAGATGGCGGAACAGTGCGGTCAAGCCGCGGCTGCCATCGTCTGGCGCGGCCTCGCGATACTCTCCCAGGCTGCGGACGTCCGGGAGCGCCGAGTGCCCTCGACACGGCGCAAGCCTTTCGCGCGCGCCGGGATCCAGGGGTGGGTCTGGCGCCAGGTCGCCATCGATCCGGCGCGCCTGCGGGCAGCGACACCGCCGCAGGGCGGCAGTCACGCCAGCCCGCGCTGGCACATCCGACGCGGTCACTGGCGGCAGCTGGCCGATGGGCGCCGGGTCTTCGTCCGTCCGTGCGAGGTGGGCGATCCGACCCGCGGCGGGATCGTCAAGGATTACGCAGTTGAGATGCCCCAGCCATGACCGAGTTCACCCCATCCGCCACGCAGGCCGCCGCGATCCGCGAGATCAAGGAGTGGTTCGAAACCCGCACAGAGCAGCAGCAGGTGTTCCGCCTCTTCGGCTATGCCGGGTCCGGCAAGAGCACCGTGCTGAAGTTCGCGCTCGACGAACTCGGTCTCTCACCCCACCGCAGCGCGAAGGACGGCCGGTGCGTCCCCGGCGTCGTCACCGCCACCTTCACCGGCAAGGCCGCGCTGGTGCTGACCCGCAAGGGCACGCC